TCTTAGGTACTTCTACGATAACATCGAAACCAGTTATAAAATGCCACCAGTCTCTATTTTCAGCAAATAAATGCATAGCTTTTTTCCAATTATGCAAAAGTGCAACTTTCAGATAGTCATCGGCTCCGCCTCTTGGAAGTTAAAGGCTTGTACTTTGCCTACCTTACTCTGATATTATTCACAGAGCTTTTAAAGAGTCTTACTTGTTGCACTAATGCGTGTTTTTTATTGCAGGGATTTAAAAGAGGGAGCGTGATGCCCCCTCTACAGAACTAATAGACTATCTGGCGATACCAGCTAATCTCTCCTTGAACGCCAAGATTCCCATAGAACGGGATTTATCACGGTTGAAACCAACACGCCATTGCTTGACAATCTTACCCGTCTTCTTATCCTCATACTTAGTCTTACCCTCTGTGATATCACCTTTCCAACCGAGCATTTCACGGATGCTACGTAGCTCTTCCATCACAGCTGGCACATCACCCTTATCACTAACAAATACCTGACAAGATGTTGCATTGTTTGTGATGTCAGTAACTTCATCATCTGTCATCTCATCAAGTGGTTTATCAGCCAACACCTTTTCAAAAGTATTCGTTCTGATATTAAGAGCTGACCATACTATTACTATACCGTTTAATAGACTCATATTCTCTCCTTTATTAGAGTTTATTATTAAAAATATCTGCGTCTTCGACGAGGGAGCCACGGTGTTACGGTTATGTGGCTGGTCTCGTTACGTTTTCTCAACGAGTTTGTGACCCGGCACCAACCGTAACGACGGGGGTAGGGGTACTGTATATCTCTCACACCCATTCTAAACCAAATTTTTGAAAATGGTACGTAGTGAGATGAATGTCTGTTCTGTTACTTTCCTATTGTGAAAAATAAACAAACACCCAATGTAGAGAGATTTAACCCCGAAACTGGCTTATTCGAGTTAGTCAGCGATATGGATCAAGACGAAATGATGGAAATACTGGGTGTATTTAGTGCAGAAGAGAAGATTATGCGTAGAACGATGCAGATAACGGATTGGATGTGCAATATAAAGGGAATGCTTCATATTGAATATGATTGATACGCATGGATTATATAACAGTATATATAATACTGTAGTAATACTACTGTTATATATATATAACAGTAATATATATGGAACTGTTACGTAACACAACAGATATATTATTTAAGTATACTATTATAACAGTTACTGTATAGATGGACTTTATTTCAAAAAGATTTAAAAAGAACAATTATCAAGATGTCACCTATCCTGTATACACCGAAGAAGAAGCAAATAATAAACAAATAAAATACAAGTCTTGGAGGGAGTGTCAGGTAGGTGATTTTGGTCTTAGTGATGATGGGTACGTATCTGAATGTATCTATCGTAAGAAATATAAAAACAATGAACAGGTAACTTTTCCTTACGGAAGGCAGTGGTTGAGTGAAGGTGGTAAGCTGAAATACATACCTCATAGGGATACGGGTCAATACACTCAAGTTGGTGTTCTGACGTGGGATCAGCAAGAGGCAAATAAGACTAGAACCAAGAATGCAGTAAAGCTATATGCTGAGATGATGCTCAATGGAGACAATATCAATTGGGAACTGATAGGGAAGGTCTATCGCAAAGACCAGGAACGACCCGACCTTACGGCAAAAAGATTATTTAAAAAGGAACGTATACAAAAAATGTTAGATAAAGAAATACAGAAAGCCTTAAAACAGAGAAATATATCTCAAGGAGATGTATTAGACATTTTATTAGATGGAATTGGAGTAGCGAGAGAAAATAAAGATGCTTCCAATATTCTTAGAGGCGCTGAACAATTTATAAAAATATTAGATATGCTGCCAAAGAAGTCTATGCAAACAGATACCGTTCAAATAGATATGACCAATACCATATTGGATAAAATAGCTACGGAAGAAAAGAAAAGTTTGAAAATGTCGCAGAAGAAGGAGGTTCATGATGAGCCGTACAAAGCAGAAGAAGAGGAATAAACCAGCGTTTCATAAAAAATTAGTTGTAATTGAATGTGAAGATAGTGATAAGCTACTCTCTTTTATGAAAGTAATGGAAACTGTGGGTAGAGATATGGAAATCAAGGTTACGGATGGGGAAACACATTACTATTTTGGGTCAGATTATTAAAATTGGACATTTTTGTCCAACTAAGTGCAACAATATTAGGATTTATAGCTTTAAAGACATCTATATCTATTAAAAATGGCTAAAATAGAGCAACAAACCAAGATATTACAAAAACTTAAAAACGATATGATGATGTTTGGTAAGGTCTGTATGCCAAATATGTTCTCAGCAGACTCTCCGGACTTTCATTATAAAATAGCAGAACGATTATTAGACCCAAGTAGTAAACAAATCAACATTGTTGCCCCTAGAGGTCACGCCAAATCATCTATTGTAGGTGGAATTTTCCCATTGCATCATTTAATGTTTGGAGAAGGTCAGAAATTGGTGGTTCTAGTGTCTCGAACACAAGACCATGCAGTCAAATTGCTCGGATTACTCAAAGATACGATGGATTTCAGCGACACATTCCGTTCTTTGTTTGGATATTGGGGGTCTCATAGTGCTAAAAGTTGGTCTAAAAGCGAAATTGAGCTAAAAGATGGGTCAATGGTCATTTGTAAGGGTACGGGTCAGCAGTTACGTGGTATAAAAGTAGGGAACCAACGTCCTACGCTTATTATTGTGGATGACCCGGAAGATGAAAACAATACCAAAACGGCTGAAGCAATGGAAACAAACCTTAGATGGCTCCTTCAAAGCGCTGTTCCTTCTGTAGACCCACGAAAAGGAAGAATAGTTATCATTGGAACCCCTCAGCATCAACGATGTATGGTTGAAACTTTAAAAGAGATGCATGGATGGGAGAATATGACTTTCAAGCCAGACTTTGAGAACAATATTGCTCTATGGGAAGATTGGTGGAGTATAGAAAAGTTATTAGAAAAGAAGAAGGAATTAGATTCTATCAATAGGCTATCTGTATTCTATCGTGAATATGCTTGTGAAATTGTGGGAGATGAAGATCAGCTGTTTAAAGCAGAAGACTTTTCTTACTATGAGGGTGATTTTATTCGTAAAAAAGGAAAAAATTATTTAAAGATAACATCTTTGGACAATTCTAAATGCGATAAACTGGTTCCTATTAATGTATTTACTGGAGTTGACCCCGCATCAAGTGTTAAAAGAAGTGCTGATTATTCGGTTATATTTAATTTGGCGGTAGACGATGAAGATAATCGTTACGTTCTTCCATATTATAGAAAACACGCTACGCCATTAGAGTTAGCAGAAGCTATTGTAAATAACTATCGAAAGTATAGACCCGAAAAGACTAGGATAGAATCTGTAGGATATCAAGAGATGCTACGAGAATATGTGATAAAACGCTCACAGGAAGAGGGATTATTCATTCCCGGTCTCAATATTAAAGAAAATCCACGAAATTCAAAGAGCAATCGCTTAGAATCGTTACAACCGATGTTTGCAAAACGTAAAATATTTATGAAAAAGGATGACCAAAACCTTATTGATGAGTTACTACTGTTTCCAAGAGGTAGGCACGATGATATTCTTGATGGTATGTATTATGCCAATAAAGGTTCATTTACCCCTTATCATGAAGTAGAAGATGTTCCATTGTTAAGTAGTAAAAGATTCAACATCTTTAACGATTGGCAATTAGTTTAATATAGTACGTTGAGAGATAGAATTCTCTCTTTATAAAATCACGCCAGTTTTTTCCATAGGACATTATTGGCACATAATAAACATCCCGAAGTAACGAAGTCTGAGCGACTTCTTGACAACTATCACGAAGGTAGAGCTACGTGGGCAACTCAGGCTATGGAAGACGATGAGTTTCGCAATAATCAGCAATGGAAGAAAGTTCATAAAGATGTATTGGCTCAACGCTCTCAAGTTCCCATTGTTGATAATATCATATATCCCGCAGTAGAACAAGCAAAAGCACTTCTTACTGCCAATAAACCAAAATTCCAATCTACAGGTAGAGATGACTCCGATGGTAAAGTTGGAAGATTGTTTTCCGATATAATGGCGTATATCTGGGATTTGTCCAATGGCAATGTAGAATTAAAACAAGTTGTGGATGATTATTATGTAAAAGGAATGGGGGTCATGCAAACCTATGTGGATGGATTGTCTGACTTCGGTAGAGGTGATGTTAAAATAAAAAGTATTGACCCCCTAGATTTATATCTAGACCCCAACTCAAAAGACCCATTTGCTAGGGACTCTGCTTGTATGATAGTAGCAAAAAGAATTACAGATGAACAAATAAAAACTGTTTATCCATTTGTTGCTGATAGAATTGATGAAATGATGACTTCTAGTAGTAATAATAGATATCCGTCTACTTCAAGAGATGGTTCAGAAGACCAACAAGTTGGACCCACGGAAGACGATGATGGGTATTACAAGCATTATGAGGTTATTGACAGGTACGAGAAGGTAAAGCTTCCTTATTTCCATATCCTTGATTCCATTACCGGTGAAGAAAACATTATGAATGAAGAAGGATTCAATGAGTTTCTTGAAGAACCTGCAATTATTATGGAAACAGCCCAAGGAGTACAGCACGTTACTGAAAATAA